TCTTTAGCCGTAATGCCGTCATAATCATTCATAACCGTCATAACCGTCATAACCGTCAGTATCCTTTTAGCCGTCATTAGCCGTCATAATCGTTAAGCTTAATCGTTTAGCCGTCTAACCGTCATAAATCAATTTATTTCTCTAATCGATTAACATTAATCAATCTTAAAATCAATTTGCAAAAATGGCAAGACTTAGTTATTTACCAGCTAGAGCACGGAAAGCGAAAAGTATTTAAAGGATGAGCGTCTTACGGCTGCAATATATATTAAGTGGAGAAAGGCAATTGTGAACTGAAGGGTGTGGCGATAGCTAGGGCCGGGGCCTGTCCGCTGATGGGCAGGTGGTGGGTCCTCTTTATATGAAAAGGTGGTGGAGATGAACATCTCGAAGATAGATAAATATGGATTGGGTCCTCTGATTCGATCCCTTAAAGAAGAAGGCAAATCGAATTCGGAAATAGCTCGGATTATAAGAGAGCAGTATGGCAAAACATATCCTGAGCTAAAAGATTTTTCTCGAATGGCAGTCGCTCGTTATTTTGAATCGGAGGCACGGAAGGAGGTTGAGGCTGAATTGAAGAAGGGCAAGACAGAAGATCAGCTCGTTGAAGAAATCTATCAAGAGTTCAGGACGAAGATGAGGTCATTGATTAAAAAGATGGAAGAACGTGATAAGCTCCTAGATGAACTTATTGAGCAAGCTAAGGCCTCTGGCTCGAAAGAAGACATCATTGGATATTTGCGGGAGCAGCGTGCTAATATCGAGCAGCTGAGGAGAAATCTCGTTTCATTAGTCCAGTATGCGGAAAGACAGATCAAGCCGGTCATTCAAGTTTCTTACAAAAAGGAAGTCAACATTCGGAATTTGCTTCTTGCCTTCTCGAAAGAACTATGTTATGAATGTAGGCGGAAAGTCGCAAAGAAAATTTTAGATATGGAGGAGTGATATGGCAGGAAAATACGACTTTAATATAACCGCAAAGAAATTCGCCTATGGACTAGCCTATGCACTTCTTACAGCGGGAATCGCTTATTCCATAGATTTCCTCAAGGTAGCTGAATTCCCGCCAGAGTATGCGGTCTGGGCAGGTTGCATTATAGCAGTATTGCAAGCGATTCAAAACTGGTTGAAACATAGAAACGATTAGAGAGTTCGAGGTCGTTTTCGACAGCTCTTGATGATGTGATATGTCCACTCTTTGAGAGCAAGTCATGAATAAACATCTTCAGCTGCTCTACTACGCCAATGATCCGGTTGCGTTTATTAAAGACATCCTTGGGCTTGAGGTTAAGTGGTTCCATCGAGAGTGGATAGAATTCTTTGAGAGGAATAAGTTTTGCGTATTGCTCGCTCCAAGAGGCTTTGGTAAGACAACTATAGTTGGAGGCTATATCATTTGGAGAATTGTCCGGGATCCTGATATTAGGATTCTCATTGTCACGATCAATCAGAATAAAGCTAATGAGATGATGGCATTCATACAGCATCATCTTGAGCATAACGAAAAGCTTATTGAAATATTCGGTGAGCAGAAAGGAAGCGGTGAATGGAGCAGAAACCAAATTAGAGTGAAGAGAGCAGGCCAATCCGGTTTTGCTCATAAAGAGCCGACCCTTGAGGTTCTGGGAGTTGATTCGAAGATGATTTCAGGTCATTATGATTTGATAGTTCTTGATGACATTACTGACTTCCAGAATTCGAGAACCGAACATAGAAGGAGGCAGCTTGAGGAGTGGTATTCTCAGGTGCTCTTACCGATGCTATTGCCTGATGGTCAAATAATTGACATAGGAACTCGCTGGCATCAAGGTGATATCCATGCTTGGTTGATGCAAAAAGACACTTACAAAGCGAAGATTTATAAGGCAATTATCGACGAAGAGAAGAAAGAGGTTTTATGGCCTGAGAGATTTCCGTATGAAAAACTCGTGGAAATAAGAAATCAAATAGGAAGAGCAAGATTCGCTATGCAGTATCAGAATGAATTCATCTCACCAGAGGATGCAGTCATCCAGTGGGATTGGATAAGATATTATGATGAGGCACCCGAGGGCCTTAAACGCTACATGGGCGTTGATATGGCTGCAGCATCTGCCACTTCTGACTATTTCGTTATTTGCGTTATCGGCATTGCGGATAATGGTGATATCTATGTGCTGGATGTTTTGAGAACTAAAGCTTCTCTCTTCCGCCAATTTGATCTTATCAAGCAAATGTATCTCAAGTGGGAGCCGAGGAAGATAGGCATCGAAGCCAATGCTATGCAGAAGCTTATAACCGATGAGCTCATGAGAAGCACAACCCTTCCGATAGTACCTATAAAATTTGCAGGTGATAAGGCTTCGAGAGTTGAACGTTTATCAGTCTTATTTGAAACTGGTCGAATATTTCTTAAAGAATCGCAGGTAGATTTGGTTGATGAACTGCTTTCATTCCCAAGAGGAAAACATGATGACTGTATTGATGCTCTTGCATTCGCTCTTGAAGCTTCTCAATCTCAGACTTATAATTGGGATGATGCCCTGCGAGTCCTTGAGATCAATAAAATTTTGAAAGTGCAAAAGATATAAGGGGAGGTGATGGCTATGGATGCGATACTAATAGGCGATAAGGACATAAGCAGATACATAACTGCCTGCCTCACAGCTCTACAGAAAAATGGTGAAATTAAGATAGCTGCAAGAGGCAGGCATATTAAAAAAGCTGTAGATATCGAAGAAATCGTCAAGAGATATATGAGAAAGCCAAGAGTGGATGTTAAGCTTGATTCCGTTCGTTATGGAGATAGGAATGTAAGTGTTATTGAAATCCACCTTAAAGAAGAATGAATTGGACAGCTCGTTTAAGACGGCTCTTTAGGCGTCCTAGATATTTCACAGATGAAGAGGGCAGACCAAGAACTGTAGTCAGAAGCACTTCTGCAGACATTTCTTTTGACATCACTTCTTTCCAAAGGTCAGAGACTTCCTTAAAGAAGCTTTGGGAGTATTATACGGGAGAGAACACGATATTTGCAGCTATAAACTACACGGCTTGGAACACGGTGATGTCCGGCTATGATGTCGTTGGTGTTCCTGATGAAGCCAGACAGATAATCCAAGAATTCCGAAGAAGAACTGATCTTGATTCCAAGTTGCTTGATTCTGTTATCTACTGCTTGGTATTCGGAGACGCTTTCCTTGAAAGAATATTCAATAAAGCTGAAACTAAATTGCTTAACATCAAGGTGGTCAATCCCATTACGATGACTATCGAATACGATGAATATGGTCGTATTCTCGGTTACAGGCAAACCATAAATGGCCAGAAAGGAGATTTGATTGATCCAAAGTATATTGCTCATTTCAGATTCTTTCCGCAGCCTGATTCGCCTTACGGAGTATCAATCATTCAGCCGAATATCGACACCTTAAAACGAAAGGTTAGAACGGACAAGGCTATAGCTAATGCAATCATTAGGCATGGAACGCCGAAATATGTGGTTTCGATAGGCTCGGAAAAGGTCACAGAGAATATTCCAGATGAGGTTTTCGAGGAGATCAAGAGAGAGCTGAAGAATATATCTGAAAAGAACGAGATAATAGTGCCATGGCTCATCAATATTGATACAATCGACGAAAAGGGCATAAAGGGAGTCGAAGATTACTTCAATTATTTCCAGACTCAATTGGTTGTCGGTCTGCTCTGTCCTGAGGAAGCCTTAGGTTTAGGTAAAGGCTCAACTGAAGCAACTGCGTATGTCAAGGCATTAATGTACGAGAGAATGATAAAGTCCTTCCAGCTTAAGCTTGCTTCCTTCCTGGAGAGGGAGATATTCCAGCCTCTGCTTGCTGGCGAAGGAATGGAGGAAGTTTCACCAAGAGTTGTATTCAGGAGTGTCACGGATGAAGATGAGGCAATGAAAGCAAAATGGCTTGGAAACCTCTTAAGGGCCTATAGAGACGAGCCTAAACCGTTTACGATTAATGAGATTAGGCAGATGTTTGGCTTCCCAGCTCTTTCCGACGATGAACTCAAGAAACTGAAAGAAGAGTTTATGATGATGTCGAAGTCAAAATCCAGATTGGATTATGACGAAGAGATGGATTGATCTTCCCTTTAAATTCGAAGTCGCATTAAAGTCCAAAAGTACTTCTGCAAAAATCTACAAAGGTGCGGTGATATTGACTCCAGGTAAATTTGCTGATAGCATCACTAAAGATTGGGTTATTTACAGGCCTGAGATTCTAAGAAAATATGCCACTAACTGGAGCTCAAACTATCTCAATATCGATCATTCCACTTCGGTTCTTCATCGTATTGGCTATATAGAGAATCCTCGTTGGGAAGATAATGCCGTAAAAGCTGATCTCTATATCTTTCCTTACACTTCAGTTGGTCGGGATGTGATCAATCTGATTGATTCCGGTCTCGTTAATCATCTTTCCTGCGAGCTGATATCAACTGACTCTTACAATTATGCTGAGAAGGCCATCGAAGTGGAAGAGATTGAGTTCACAGGCTGTGCAGTTGTAACCAATCCCGCTTGTAAGGAGACACGAATAAAATGAGCGACAATCTCTACGACCGTCCTATATTAGTTGATGGTTGCCCATTCTGCCAAATAATCCAAACGAAGATATCTCCAACAAAGCTTTACTATCCGGAACCGAAAATGATTGGTGATAGAAGTCTAATTATTATAGAATGCCCAAAGCGTCATAGACCTGTGGTGGTTGCGTCGGAGCACATACCGGAAGTTGATAAGACTCGCTGGGGTCATATGCTCTATCATGCTAGACGATTATTTGGTCAAGGTATCTTTCTTCGTATTGATCGCCGTTATCTTCCGGACCATTTTCACGCTTATATCGAGCATATGTCTCGTGATCCTCGAACTTTGCCAGATCTGAGGTTGAGAATATGAAGATCGTCAGCTTAGGTTCATGGGCATCTTGGGGCTTAAAGGGCAAGAAACATTTCTCACTGCTCTTAGAGCATAAAGGCAAAAAAATCTGGATCGATCCAGCTGTGAAATACACTGAACCTGTTGATTATATCCTCCTTTCTTCACCCGATAAGGATCATTGGCGTTATTTGAAAAATTACCTCAAGAAATATCCAGATACTCCGATAATTTCTACGAGGGCTGTAGTAGATATCATGAAGGTCTTGGTGCCTGAAGGGAATTGGAAAGCACCTCAAAAGCCAGTAAAGGTCGATGGTCTGCCAATTAAGCTGATATCTATTCCGGAAATGGTCGGAAAGCCTGCAGTTGCATTCAAATTCGGTACTGGAAAGAAAGGGCTTGTTGTGATCCCAGAGTTCATACGTTTAGGAAAGCGTGAAAAACTCTTGATGAATGGATGCACTTGGATTATCGGTGTTGGTGAATACGAGAAGCCTAAATCAGATGATCATAAGGCCACATTCAAAGACCTTATTGAGCTTGCTAAAGAGCTCAAGCCGAAGAAAATCTTTCTAACAAACTATCGTACTTCGCTCATGAAGCATAAGCAACAGATTCTCAAAGAGCTTAAGCCTTGGAATGGCGAAATTCTTACAGATGGAAGCGAGGCTGAGATAACGGTGAAAGCGGTAGTCGAAAAAATGGATGGCATGTACCTCGTTAAACCTCATGCAGAATTAATTGCAAGCGGGCAAAAGACAATGATTCTGAAAAGCAGAAAATTCGATATGGCCCATAAGCAATATGTTCTTTGCGATAATGACTTTGCATACGGTATAATTGTGGTTTCCGAGCCGAAAACAATTCGTTCATGGAAGGAATACTTATTGCTTGCACCGTATCATCTTGTAACGCCTGATGAGATCGAGAAGTGGAATTGGACTTTGCCTCTGTATGCTTATGATGTCTTAGCTTTCAAGCCTTTTGAAAAGAGAGTGCCAGTGCATCTTCCATTAGGTATTCAGACATTCGTGAAGGATATAGAGCAGTATTGCACCTTGGAAAAACTTCATTTAGAGGAGTTCCGCTCCGAAGGCATAGATTATGATTTGGCTCATCCTAAGACAAGATGGAGGCAACTTATAGCTGATCTTCGATACTTAGGTAATTCAGCCTATCCGAGGCTAAAGAGAGGAGAAGAATGGGGCGAATGGACCCTTGACGATGTACTTCGTTATTTTGCAAAGATCGTGGACACCTTGCGTTCTGTATATTTCCCGCTGATTCCGCCATTCAATGAGGAGCTCTATAGAGACTATACCGGCAAAGATCCCGAAAAAGCTAAAGAATCATCATTCTGGCAGTGCTATAAAGAGGCTGAGAAATACATGAAGTCCAGTCCGCCTAAAACTCTCGAGGAGGCGAAGAAATGGGACGAAAAGAGAAAGGAAACCATTAAGACTAAGAGCGAAGCAGTAAAGGCAAAATTAGAAGCTGGGTGGTATTCGAATTCCAAACCGTACTATAGAGGATATTTCCAAGAGCTCGAAGAGGAGCTTAAAGCTATTGGCTGGGATGAACAGAAACTTCTCGTTGATTGCAAATGGGATGGTCTGAGACTGACAGTTGGGAAAGTGAGAGGAAAGGGCTTTGCTTTCGTCAATCCTGAAGACGTTAAGAAAAAGAATCCCAACGTTACAAAGCGTATTCCAGGCATCATTAAGGAAATGGAGGAGAGCTTTCCAAATAACACCATATTGGATGCTGAGTTTCTTGCCTATAATCCCGAAAAGAAGGAGATGTTTCACAGAACCGTAGCTAACGCCTTGATTAATTCGAAATTAAAGGGCGAGGAGCTTGAACCATTTGCAGTTATAGCAGTCTTTGATGTTCTTTTCTTCGACGGTCTTGATGTCCGTGATCAACCTTTACACGAAAGGCTGGAATACCTCTCCCAGCTGAAGGAGACTGATCATATCTGGATTGAAAGGGTTTCGACTAAACTTGATAGAAAGGCTGATGGCTACATTTGCAAAGGCTCCAACATTGATTGTATCATGAAGGCTGCGGAGATATTTAGGGAAGCAAAGAATGGCAGACCTCGTTTCTGTGCAGAAGGAGTTATGCTCAAACGACTTGACTGGCCTTATGAACTCGGTCAGAATAAAGGATGGATGAAAGTGAAGTTTTATCATGAGCTTGATCTTCGAGTCCTAGAAAAGAAATTGGTGAAAGGAACGAAGGACGTCTATAATTATAAACTCGGTTATGATATTCCGAAGGAC